TACTTTTGAAGACTTTGATATTGATTTCAACCAACAGAAGTATTTGATCGAGACTCGTCTTTCTGGTTCGCTTTTGGAACCGAAGAGCGCTTTGGTTGTTGAACGTAAGACGGCGTAATAATCAATAGGAAAACTTCAAAATGGCAAAGTTTCATGGAAACATCGGTTACTCTAATAGTGTTGAAACTGCGCCTGGAGTTTGGACCGATGTTATTACAGAACGTGAATATTACGGAGACATTATAAAGCAAACTAAAGAGTGGTTGTCAGCTAATCAGATTAATGATAATTTGGTTATTAATAATCGAATAAGTATTGTTGCTGATGATTTTGCTCATCAGAATTTTTCTGCTATGAAATATGTTATATGGGTAGGAAAATACTGGAAGATATCTAATATACATATTGAAAGACCTCGATTAATATTATCATTAGGAGGAATATACAATGGCTCAAAGGCTTGAGTTACAAACTCTATTAGAAGCACTTCTCGGTTCAGAGAATGTATATTTTCAACCTCCTCCATCTTTTCAGATGGAATATCCATGTATTGTTTATATTCGAAGTAATATTCGTTCAAAGCATGGTGATAATAATCCGTATAAAATTGATAAAGAATATACGATAACTGTCATTGATGCTAATCCAGATAGTATTTTTCCTGATAAAGTTTCTAATTTGTCAAGATGTGTTTTTGATAGGAAATTTACATCTGATAATTTAAACCATGATGTTTTTAACATCTTATTTTAAGGAGATCAATTATGCCTCAATTGCTTGCTTGGGATGCCGTTGGTGAGAAACTCTATGAGAGTGGAGTCGATCATGGCGTTCTTTATATTCCGAGTGTTGCCGGTGTTTATGACACTGGGTTTGCATGGAATGGTTTGGTATCTGTAACAGAGAGTCCTTCTGGAGCAGAGGCTAATCCTCAATATGCAGATAATATTAAATATTTGAATTTGCTTTCCGCTGAGGAATTTGGTGGAACGATTGAAGCCTTTACATATCCCGAAGAATTCGGTCAGTGTGATGGTTCTGTCGAGCCTGAACCAGGTGTGGTTGTTGGTCAGCAGTCAAGGAAAGCATTTGGTCTTTGTTTTAGAACTAAGATCGGAAATGATGTTGATGGTCAGGATCATGGATATAAGTTGCACTTGGTTTATGGTGCACAGGTATCTCCTTCTGAGAAAGCTTTCCAAACTATTAATGAGTCGCCAGAAGCGATTACATTTAGTTGGGAATTTACTACGGTTCCTGCTCCTGTAACTGGTTTTAAGCCTACTTCGCTTATTACCATTGATTCAACTAAAGTTGATCCTACAGATTTGGCAGCTCTTGAATTGATGCTTTATGGCAATTCAACTGGACCAGTTCAACCAGAACTTCCTACGCCGGATGAAGTTATCTCTATGATGACTCAACCGTAATTTATAGTTTATATGGGCCTTGCTTAATCAGTGAGGCCCATATATCTAAATCTTGAAGGAGATTTCAAAATGTTGAAAAAACACATTAAGTATTTAGACTTTAATAATATTGAAAGGGAAGAAGATTTTTACTTCAACCTAACAAAGACTGAAGTAACAGAAATGGAGTTGTCGACAGAAGGCGGTTTGGTCGAAAAGATTGAAAGAATTGTTTCGACTAAAGATGGTGCAGAAATTATCAAGTTTTTTAAGGAGTTTATTCTTAAAGCTTATGGAGAAAAATCTCCAGATGGAAAGAGATTTCAAAAGAGCGAAGAACTTTCTATTGCTTTTTCCCAAACAAATGCATATGATGAACTCTTTATGAGTCTCGTTACAGATCCTATTGCTTCTGAACAATTCGTTAATGGAATCGTTCCAAAAACAAAATAATTTAAAAATTAATGGAGGCGAGAGATGTTACGAGTTATAATTCCTCCTATCGAGTTCTTTGATGAATTAAAACAAGAATTTTTTTATTCAAAAGAATACGAACTTCGTTTAGAACATTCTCTCGTTTCTTTATCAAAATGGGAGTCAAAATGGTGTAAACCATTCCTAACAAAGACTGATAAAACGACAGAAGAAACAATAGATTATATTCGATGTATGACTATAACTCAGAATGTAGATCCTATAGCATATACTTTAATTTCTCAAAAAGAAATAGATGAAATAACAAAGTATATTGATTCTCAAATGACGGCAACAACTTTTCCAAAAGAAAAGGAATCCCCAAATAAGGAGATTATTACATCAGAAATTATTTATTATTGGATGATTTCTTTTAATGTTCCATTTGAATGTCAGACCTGGCATTTAAATCGTTTATTAACTTTAATTAATGTTTGTAATATCAAGAATAAGCCCGCTAAAAAGATGCGTCGGAAAGATGCATTTTCTAAACAAAAAGCGTTAAATGAGGCTAGAAAAGCCAAGTATAACACTAAAGGATAGGAGGTTTTCTTGATTAGATTTAGTCATCGAGGAAGTTTTGACAATTCAGAAAAATTCTTTAAAAGAATAAAGAATAAAAACTATCGACCCATACTTGAAAGATATGCTACACAAGGTCTCACTCTTCTTAGATCAGTAACTCCACAAGATAGTGGTTTAACATCAGATTCTTGGGGCTTTGATATTTCTATAAAAAAATCTGGATTTAGTATACATTGGACTAATAAGAACATAACCAATAATGGTGTTCCTGTTGTGATTCTTCTTCAATATGGGCATGGGACAAGATCGGGTTCTTTTGTTGAAGGTAAAGATTTCATTAATCCTATTATGAGACCTTTATTTGATAATCTTTCTGAAAATTTGTGGAAGGAGGTTACTAGTTTATGACGCAATCTATTGATAAGAGAATAGTCGAAATGGCGTTTGAAAATTCAAGATTTGAACAGGGAGTAGGAACTTCCTTAAGTAGTATTGATAGGCTTAAGAAAGCTCTTAATTTCGGAAATGCCGGAAAAAGTTTTGATGGTATCACAGATAGCGCTAGACGAGTTAACCTTGGACCTATATCTGATGGTGTTGGAGCTATAGCTAGTAAATTTTCTGCTTTAGGTATTATTGGTATCACTGCTTTAGTCAATTTAACAAACTCAGCAATCGAAGCTGGAAAAAGAATTGCTAAAGCATTGATTATAGATCCAATTAGAACCGGTCTCACTGAATATGAAACAAAATTAAATAGTGTTCAAACAATCCTAGCAAATACCCAAAAAGAAGGTACAAACCTTGACACGGTAACAAAAGCTTTAAATGATTTGAATACCTATTCAGATAAAACTATTTATAACTTTCAGCAAATGGCTCGTAATATTGGTACATTTACAGCGGCTGGTGTTAAGTTAGATACCTCTGTTCAGGCTATAAAAGGAATTGCCAATCTTGCTGCTATATCAGGTTCTAATGCCGATCAGGCTAGTACTGCTATGTATCAGTTATCCCAAGCATTATCCACTGGTACAGTAAGACTTATGGACTGGAATTCTGTGGTAAATGCTGGTATGGGTGGTCAAGTATTTCAAGATGCTGTTATGGAAACGGCTCGTGTTCATGGTGTAGCAATAGACCAAATAATTGAGGAAGAAGGAAGTTTCAGGGATAGTCTTCAACGAGGTTGGTTTAGTAGTGAAATTCTTACAGAGACTCTTGCTAAATTTACTGGTGATTTAAATGAAGAACAACTTAAGACGATGGGTTACACCGAAGAGCAAATTAAATCAATTATCAAAATGGGACAGACGGCTAGTGATGCTGCCACCAAAGTAAAGACGTTCACACAATTATTTTCGACTTTGCAAGAAGCTGCTCAATCTGGATGGGCTCAAACTTGGGAGATTATTATTGGTGACTTCGAAGAGGCTAAAAGTTTCTTAACTGATTTAAATAATTGGTTTGGTGGGATTATTGGTGCTTCTGCCGATGCAAGAAATACTCTTCTGAAAGGTTGGAGTGATCTGGGTGGAAGAACAGCTTTACTAGAATCGTTTAAGAATATTTTAAATTCAATAGTTGGTGTTATTAATCCTATTAAAGAAGGAATGAGGGAGATATTTCCTCCACTAACTGCACAAACACTATTTAAAATAACAGAAGGAATTCGTAATCTTACACAAAGATTAATCCTTAGTGGAAAAGGTATAGATACAGTTAAACGTATATTTAAAGGAGTTTTTGCTCTTTTAGATATTGGTCGAATGGCTGTTGTTGCTATAGGAAAAGA